GTTCAGGCCAAGGTTTGTGATGGTGAAGCGGACAAACACAACTGGAAATTGGGCACTAATTGATTCTTCAAGATCATTATTTAATGCGGCAAGTGACAATTTGTATGCAAACTTAGGCGATTTTGAAACATCTGTTGCACGACTAGACACGCTATCAAACGGATTTAAAATAAGAACTACTGGCGGCGATTTTAATGGCGTAAGTGGCGACACCTACATCTTCGCAGCTTTCGCAGAAGTACCCAGCAAGTACGCTCTAGCACGCTAACTTATGCCAAAGAAATCCGTATCACTAGCAGTAGGACGCGGCGAGAAGCTGCCTGCCTCGCGTGGGGCAGGGCTAACGGCCAAGGGACGCGCCAAGTACAATAAAGCGACTGGCAGTAACTTGAAGGCTCCTGCGCCAAACCCTAAGACAAAGGCTGACGCTGGCCGCAAGAAGTCGTTCTGCGCTCGTATGGCAGGTGTAGTCGCCAAGGCTAAAGGGCCGGCTGAACGAGCCAAGGCAAGCATGAAACGCTGGAAATGTTAATCTTATGAAGTACCTACTAGAACGACTGAAAGAACCATCAACGTGGCGCGGGCTGTTTGCGCTGCTCACTGCCGTTGGCCTTAAGCTGCACCCAGAGATGCAGGAAGCCATCCTGACAACCGGGCTGGCACTGATCGGCATGATCAACGTCTTCCGTAAAGAATCAGATGATACCAAACCTGCTGCAAATTCTACGCCTGTGGTTGGAGATCAAGGCTAAGCGAGCCTCTTGGGAGCTGGAGCGTGACATAGCCAAGTACTGCGATGATGTCGAAACTCAGATCATTGAAGCTCGGGCCAGTGGCCGTGATGCTCTCGCTGACAGGTTGCGTCACCAGTTCACGCGTTCCAGCAAGATACTTGTATCCACCCAACAAGGAAATACTTGAGCTTCAAGCCGGACAGACGTACACTGCCGAGGTGGCGCAGAAATGGCATTCAGACTCTCGATACCAGCGACTTGAACTGGAGTTAATTGATGCCACTTCTGTCGCCAAACAAGCTCAACACAGATGATCAACCTTAAGGATGCTGGTATTGATATTGGTCTTGCTATTGCTGGCTTGTTCGGAGCGATCCTAATGTCCTCCAAGCAGGCCGGCCAGAACCTTGGCCGTACAATCGCGTCGCTTGTGGGTGGAGCAGCGTCAGCCAACTACGTCACGCCACTTCTGCTTAAGATTGCACATCTTGACGGTGAACCTCAGTACGGCTACGCAGCCGGGTTCTTGTTGGGCTTTTGCGGACTTAGAGCCGTAGAGAACCTTTCAGAAAAGCTTTTATCCAGTCATGACATTAAGCCCAATAGTCCTACTAAACGCCTGCGCAAATAGTGTTTTGGCTATATCGGCGATTCACTTGTGGCTGAAAGTATTCGGCCACGAGGATAGCGCCATTTACAGGCACAAGTACGCTTCTTATCTCTGTAAACTTGCGACGACAGTGACGATTTGCGGGTCCGTAGCTAACATCTTTGCACACCAAGAGCCACCACTCACAGAATTCATACTGAACATCGGTGTAGCCTGCAACTACGTCTGGCTATCCTGGTTTAGTTCACTTTCCGAGCCAGCTAAACCCGCAGCTAAACCATCAGCCCCTAAGACCAATGGAAAGCCCAAGCGAAATGTTCGAAGATCTTAAGGAGATTGGCTCCGTCTTAGGGGTCAACTTTGCTGCTATGGCTCTGTCTCTATCTGAGATTGAACAGACGGTTCGCATCGCTGGCGGCGTTGTCGCGATACTCTACACCTTGGCCAAGATTCACAAACTGCTCCGCAAATGATTGACGAACGATCCGCTAAACATCTAGAGACGCTGCTTCCAGAGGTTAAGGATGCCTTTGTGGCTTTCATTATCGATGCCAAGGAACTGGTGGCCAAGGAAGGCCTAGACTACAAGATCATCTGTGGCACCCGCAGTTGGGATCAGCAGGCTGCACTGTATGCCAAGGGGCGCACGGCGCCGGGACCAAAGGTGACCAATGCCAAGCCAGGATCATCGATGCACAACTTTGGACTTGCCATCGACTGTGGCGTGTTCAAGGGCAAGGTGTACATGGATGATAGCACGCCGGCTGACAAGAAAATCGCTGACCTTATGCATAAGCATGCCTCAACACTCTGCGCCAAGCACAACCTGCGCTGGGGTGGCAACTTTAAATCGCTTTATGATGCGCCTCATTTTGAGTACAATACTCCTTACTCTCTTAGTGAGCTGTGCGCTCGCAGAGAAGCCAAGAAATCCTTAATCGCTTAATCTTATGCCTAAGTCAATGAAAGCAATGCTGGCCATCCTTGGTGGCCCTATGGGCGGCAAAAGCCGCTCCTGTCCTGAGTGCGAGTCTCCTATGGAGTCCGACGGCACCTGTTCCGAGTGCGGATATGGTGAAGAGGAGGAGTACGAGGGTGAAGGCGAAGAAGAGGGTGAAGATGACGGTCACATGGAGCGCATGATCGAGGTGCGCGACGATCTCCAGCGTGTGGTGGACAAGCTCAGTAAGCTCATTTCCTAATGGCGCAAGAACAACAAGTTGAAGGTGACGATACGTTTATTGGCTTTGCCAGTAGGCTCGATGCTGCCAACTTGAAACCTGGGATGCTTCAGGCGAGCTTTAACACTCGTTTGCAGCGTGGGATTGCTCAGCCTCGCAAAGGCACAAAAAGGCTCACTGAAAATGACTTGATCGAGCTAACAATGGTTGGCTCGGGCTTGTATGTGGACGGCTCGGGGCGCGACAACATTGTGCTGGTTTTCACCGACAGGATGTACCTGTACAAGCCTGCTCAGGGGCCAAATGCTGAAGACTTGATCGGGCCATACCTGTTCCCTGCTGGCAGAACCATCGAGGAAGGTGGCATCTGCGATGTAATTACGGCGCTAAACAAGATCTACATCTTCCGCGGCAAGTACGACAAGACGACGTTTGCTGCCACTGAGTCGAACGGCGACATCCTCGATGGCGCTACTGGCACGATCACGATAACGACGACCCTGCCACACGGTTACTCTAGCGGCGACGAGGTCACCATCGGGCGTACAGACGGTGGAGATGGCCCAGGACAGGCTGTTACTGGCAGTTATGTCATTACGGTGACTGGCACGAACAGCTTTACGTTCGAGTATGAGAACAACACTGGCGTCACTTACGCCGCTCGGACTACACAAGCAGGCTGGAACGCTCGCCGTGGATTGCCGCCGCTGATATGGGAAGATGGACTAGCAGCAGTCACGTTTGCACAGCAGAAGTTCACAGTGGACGGTGGTGTGGTTACAGGCATCACGCAGTCTGTGCCATGTGCTGACTTTGGACTGTACTTCCAGAACAGGCTTATCCTTAAGTTTGGCGACTACCAGATGCTGGTGAGTGACATCTTGAGTGAACAGTGCGACACGACGCTAAATAACTTTGTCATCAATACCGGCGGCAACGACTCGATTGTAGGGGTGCTACCGTGGGTGCAGGATCAGTTCTTGGTCTTTATGACCAACAGTATCTACGTCGTTTACGTCGAGACTGACAACTTTGACATCAACTCGCCTCCCGGGGCGCAGAGTAGCACGACAGTGGTGACGACCGAGATTGGTTGCTTGGCCAGACGATCCATCGTTGCTGCCGGCCAGTTCGTGTTCTTCCTCTCAGCCAACGGCGTCCATATGCTGACGCCCCAGCTTGATTTGAAGCTACTAGGCAACACGCTGCCGCTTAGCGAGCCAATCGCAGACTTCTTTGACAGTGTTAACTACAACGCCGTTCAAAACTCAGTAGCGACTTACTATAACAACCGCTTCTACATTGCCATGCCAACTGGCGCGGCCACTAGGAACGTCAGGATCTTGGTCTACAACACGCTGAACCAAGCTTGGGAGTCGATTGACTATTATCCTGCTGGGTTGTTCGCAGATAACTTGATCTTGTCCGCGTATATCAATCAACGCCGGCTGATGATGATCACAAACTTCGCTGGGGAAAACGAGTATGGCGGCGTTTATTTGACAGAAGAGCAAACCGATGGGGACCAGTACAACACATCCAACGCTACGCCGGTTCTGCCGTTCAATCTCTTCCCTCAGTCTACACAACCGGTTGAGTCTACTATAGATCCCGGTGTACCGAACTTCACCCACATTCCTGCCTCTGTACGGACTCGGGAATACACGATGGGTAGTTCATCCGAGAAGCGGTACAGCCGTGGGGAATTCAGCTTCAACAACGTCCAGAACGACAATGTGCGGATTGAGACGACCACCTACGACCCTGACGCCACAGAGACGGTGCTAGAGTACAGCTTTAGCGGGAACACGGACGGCACGCTGCGTCCACGGATAGCGGCCAGGGGAACGTCGATGGATTGCACTATAAGTTTCGTTGTTGGAAGACCATCCTTGAAAAGTGCTGCTGTGTATGCTATAGCAACCAACAGACCAATGATCAGTCAGGAATAACTTTATATGCCAGCTCAACAGATCCAAAAAGGCACAACTTACGCTGATTTCCCTGGGGCAAACTCGCAGGTCACTGCCGAGAACCTGAATGATCATGTCGATAACGCCGTGCTGCTGCCCGGAGCTATCTCGGCGCAAACTACCGGCACACCTGAAGAGGCGGATTACATCTTGGCAGAACGCGCAGGGGCGCTCTTTAAGTATACGCTTCAAAGTTTGAAGCAAATGTTCACAACAGTTGTAGACGGTTTCTTGCAGACTTCTGGCGGCACGATGACCGGCCCTCTCTTACTTAACACAAGTAACCCCTCTACGTCTGCTACAGCAGCCAGCAAGGGGTATGTGGATGCTACAGTAGGGGCGTCTATCTTGCCTGGACAAATTGTCATGTGGGGAACATCTACACCTCCGGCAGGCTGGCTTGAAATGAACGGCCAGTCCACGGCTGGTTACCCTAACCTGACCGCGTTGTTTGGCACCAACCTTCCAGATTTGCGAGGTGAGTTTGTCCGTGGATGGAGCAACAACCGCACGACGGTCGATTATCCTCGGGACATCTTGTCAGCGCAGGCACAGGACATCCAGCCGCACACGCACCAATATAATATAACTCAAATAATTCCATCAAACTTTGGAAGTTTTTATCAAACTGGCGGAAGGGCAGAAAATCCACTTTCAAGCACAACAAGCTCCACTGGCACAGCCGAAACCCGTCCACGCAATGTGGCGCTCATGTTCATCATCAAGACCTAATGACAGTCAACGAATGGGAACAACTCGTCGATACACTCTATGAACAATGCCGAAACCATCTACAGCTTCTTGGACAGGTATCCAGAGATGACGTTGATGGCTACCTTAGTTTTTACGGCGTCCATGACAGTATTTATGTGGCTCGCCGTGACGGCATCATCACCGGCATCTCGACTACACATCCGGGCGTTAGCGACTTTAACTGGAAGTGGCGCAAGCAAGACGGCCTGTGGACGATACATATGGCATGGGCTAGTGAGCCTGAAGCGGTCGCTGAGATGTTTAACCAGTTCTTTGAACGTAAATCACCGATCACACAAGTGTGGGCATGGAGACACGACCATGCCATTCCAATCACCCCAAGGAAACTAGAAAGACTTTTATATGGGCGGAGGTAAAACTGAAGTTGTTCAAGCACCAGCGGCTCCTAACTACCAGGAGTCGATGCGATCCATTCTGCAGGCGCAGATTGATTTGGCTCCGCAGGTGTATGCCAGCGAAGAGATCTATCAGCCTAAGTATCAGGCTCTACAGGATAAGATCGCCAAGCAGGCTGCTGAAAGCCAGATTGCAATGTATCGCAATCTTCAGCCGTCTTACTCTGCACTAGAAGAAGACTACATGAAGAGCCAGCAGGCTGCGCAGTTGCGCGGCTTGCAGGAGCGTGCGCCAGGTTACGTTCAGGCCTTTCAGGAGGCACAAGGCGTTGGCGGCATCAACCAAGCTCTCCAGCAGTATACCCAGCAAAAGCTCGGCGGCTTACAGGCCAATGGCGCGATGCTTTCACCTGAAGAGCAGCGTGTGCTTGACCAACAGGCTCGCGCAGGCTTTGCCGCTCGGGGAACGGCCCTTGGCGGACAGTCCAACCTTGCCGAGGTGCTTAACCGCTATAACGCTCGTCAAGCTCGGGAACAGCAGCTTGTCGCTCTTGGTACTGGCCTTGGCGGTTACTTCCAGCAGCAGGCTGCACCTGCACTTACGTCGTTCTACCAGCAGCCGATGTACGCTGGCTCGTTTGGCGGATCTGCTGTGCAGAATGCGATGATGGGCCAACAGCAGGCTGGTCCGCAGTACTTCAACCCTGAGTCACAGACTGGCATGGGATCGATCTACGGTGCATACAACGCGCAGATGCAATTGGCTGCTGGAACGGCTCAGGCTAATGCGGCGAAGAGTGCTGGGAAGATGGGCGCGATGGGCGCAATTGGTGGTGGCCTGCTTATGGGAGCTGGAATGGCACTTTAATGAACACAACGCCCGCTATAAACATAATCCGCAAAGCTCTTAAACGCGCCAAGCGACCCGCTGTGCTTTGGAGTGGAGGAAAGGATTCTACGGTGATGTTGGATCTGTGCTTAAGTATTTGCCCAGACATCGAGGTAATTCACTTCAAGCTGCCGTTCCTATCTCACAAGTATAAGCATCACCATGAGGTGCAGGAAGAGCTTAAGCTGACCGTCCACGACTGGGTGCCGGCGTCTATCGCGCTGACTCACGGAAAAGACCGTATCGACGTTTGTGAAACCTACTCGCTTGGAACCGGGCAGCTTAAGGTAATGCGCGGCACGGAAGCGATGGACCTTACAAAGCCCTGGCAGTGCGGGAAAGAGTGGCTTAACAGGCCAAAGGCGCACGTTGCAAATGACTTTGATGTCCTGTTCTGTGGTCATAAGAGCAGCGATGAAGACCCATTAACTGGCGTAGTGCCACTGATGGTTGACATGAAGCTACTGGGAACTGGAACGGAAATGTGGTTTCCACTACGTGAGTGGACTGACGCGGACATTTCTCTGTATATCACATCCAACAACGTCAAGTACGACCAGAACAGGTACGACACGGACGTTGTGTCCCGGCCAGACAAGCACATGAACAGTGACTACGTTCATGCCTGCTTCCGCTGCGTTGACCGCAGGGAATCTGCATTTGTGCATTGCCCAAAGCTACAGATCGACGTAGAGAACTTGCATGAGCATGTCCTCCACGAAGAGCCAGTCATTCCCTACTGCAACATTAGAACTGGATTGCCAAAAGTGCGGAGCGTGCTGCAACCACAAAGCCAGTTGGCCGATTCTGCGAAAGGATAGATCCGATGCAGTTAATATTCCACCCGAGTTCATCCGAGATGACTTGCCACTGCTTAAGTGCGTTGGAACGCGCTGTGTGGCGTTATCTGGGATTGTTGGGCAGGAAGTTTCGTGTACAATCTATGAACATAGGCCACTGGCCTGCAAGAAGTTTGAAAAGGGCAGTATGCTCTGCCTAGAAGCTAGAACCAAATTTTATGGCAAGACCTCGTGAACTTTACAGTGGAGCCGCCCCTCAAGCGATGAGCATGATGGGCGCTGGGATCGCAGATGCTTACGCTAACGCTGGCAGGATCGAAGGGCAGGGCTACGCTGCGCTTGGTGAAAGTATTGCCAAAGGGATTACTGGAGCAGCCAGCGCAGTTGCGGGGTACGCAAAAGAGCAGAAACAGCTTGAGTCGCAGAACAAGGCATACGACAACTTGTTTAAGAATCCTTTGGTTCAGAACATGTTCTTTCAAGATAAACAAGGCCCAGAAGGCGTAATTACTGCAAAGGATCAAGCTTCTCAGTTTCTTGCACAGACTGCTGACATGAAGCCGTCTGAGAAAAACATGTTCTATAACACGGTTGTGCCTCCCGCTATCGGGCAGTACTACAAGATGCAGCAGATTGAGGCGGATCAAGCTGGCGCGATGAGTAGGTTAATGGCCGGACCATTTGCAGCAGAAGCAGCAAGACTTGCAGGAACTCCATCTGCGCCAATGATTGTTCCAAATGAAACTGGGGCAGGCGTCGTTTCTCCAGCGCCAGTTGCGCCTGTGCCTGTGCCGGCAGCTCCGATGCAGCCTGCTGGTCAGGCTACTCAAACGCCAAACTCTTGGTTGAATTATCGCCCAAGAAAGCGCCCGTAATTGAATAATTATTATGGCTGATCTATCTTACTCAAATGTTCCTAGCGGAATAATGGACATGCTTTCGCGGGAACGTGCCCGGATTGAGCAGTCTAATCTTGTCGCTGCTCAGGCTAGTGCGCGGCAAGCTGCCAGAATTGCCCAGATTAGCCAGCAGGCAGTTCAGCCACAGCAAACTCAACCGCAAGCTCAAATTGATCCTGCAATGATGGAGTTTGGGCAATATAAATATAACGCTGAATTGCAGCCAAGACTTCAAGATTACACAA